CTTGTTGGTTTAGCATCAAATAAATTTAAATAATATCTAGCCGCTTTACTACCGGAATCTGGAATGATACCAGCAACAATAGATTCAGATATTTCTGTCAAGTCAAACTTTATCAGTGCTCTCGACACATCAATCGTTGTAGCAGTGTCACTAATGTCTTTTCTTACCTCTAATATTTCATCTAAACCAGAGTTTAAACTTTGACTAGCTTCGTATAAAGTTGCGTCCTTTTCTGCAAATTCGAAATAATGCATTATTCTGTTACTCCTAGATTATCTCCTACTACTTTACCTCTTATATCGGTGTTTGGAAATTTAATTTCAAAAATACTTGGGTCAAGGGCTGGATATAAAATACCATCGACTATAGCACTATTAATGTCATAAAAATTACCTGAATAACCCTCTTCTACTTTGTGTTTATTTGTTACAACCACTGGTAATTTTACATCGGTAGTTTGGGTCTTTGGTGGTACGACACTTGCTACACCATCCACTAAAGATAGTTCGTATGCTATATCGGATAATATTATAGGTTGTCCTATTTGTAATCTATCAACGTCAAAGAAATCTTGAACAGCTGAAACACATCTTAACAACACATCATTTTTGTTAAATCCAGTTTTTGTTAAGATTGAAAAATCTACAGCTATGTTTATGATATAAGCATCTTTTATGTTTACAGCATCCGTTACAAGTCTATATTGTGAAAGATAAGTTTTTAAATTTTCTTTACTTGTTTGATTTAATTTTACCAGTTTTTTATCGGAATCAAAACCAAGTGTGTACATATTCATAGCCAATGGATTTAAAAATCTACCAGCTTGAAAAGACCTTAAAGTACGACCAGCTTCAATATCAGCTTGATTAACTTGTCTATCTAAATCTACTGAATCAGTATCTCTATTCAACTGGTCATCTTGTGATAAATGTACTTTTGCAATATTACCATACTTTGGGGGTAGGGAATATGCTCTAATTATATAATCCTCTTTAGTTACTGCTCTTTGTTGGGATTGATAATATGCTAAAGCACTTTCACGAACCTCTCTGATTGTTTGTCCAGATGAACCACCTGTGGCTGGTCTTTCATTATTAAAAGCTACAGAGTCTTTAGATTCTTGGACTAGACCAGTTGCTAATAAAGAATCCTGGATAGAAAAACTAATACTAGATATATTTGTAACATCATCAGAATTTACATTGTCATCAATTCCGCCACCATGAGAATATTTAATTGTCAAAGTTGTATTAGATGGTGCAAGTCCGAAAGCTTTTGTCTTTAAAAAATTACTAGGGTCAAAGGCTGATGTTAGTTTGGATGGACTACCTGGTAAATTAGAACCGACAGAATCAGGGTTTGGTAATATTTCTTCATCAGGATTATCTGATATTCCAGCTCCAAATCTTATTAGAGTTTGGTCATTCTCATCTATAAAAGTTGTAAATCTTCTAGATGTTTTTTTAAGTTTTAAAATATAAGGCACGGTCTCTCTATCTTCAACAAGGTCAGGTGAATTTAATGTGTTGGATTCCATGTCCTCAAATACCGTATCTCTAGCTAAAGAATCTACCTCCGACCAAGTATTTCCATCACTATCAATACATGATATAATTTCTATAACATCAGGGTTTGCTAGTTTTATCTGTTTGTATTTTTCTGAAGCACCAAAGGTAAATGTTTCCGTTGTGACTGTTCCACTTTCAGCTTTGACTTTTTTCTTTAATAAAAATTTTGTAGCAACACCACTATCACTTTCTAATATTTCTGTTTGACGTGGGTCAAATGAACTAGAGAATTTAAAATTAATATCTTCTAAAGTTCTAAAATTAGTTCCTGTGGCACCTGCTATAACCTCGGTTCCAGCTTCTATATTTAGTGCGTATCTAAAATCAGGTTTACCATTTAACGCAGGAACAGATTGAAATACATCTAAAACAACTGAAGATGGTGATGTAGTTTTGGGTTTATAACCAAAAGATTGTGCTATAGTATAAACATTTCTTTTCTCTTCAGCATAAGCTAACAATGATTCTCTAAATTGTGAATCTACGTAATAAGATAAAACATCACCAACGTAAGCTGCCATTTCTATAAACATCATACCAGGCGAAGCTTCATTAAAATCATTGTAGGTATTGGGAAAATAAATTCTAGCGAATTCAATTAAGTTATCTCTGAAATCACTAAAGTCTTTATTAAGATAATTTACTGATTTTATTTTATTTTTTTTGACGGATGTACGTGGCATTTATCACTCCTAATATGCAGTTGCCGTATATGTTGTATCGACGGTAATCGATTCTAATGTATTTGGATTAAGTGTTGTAGAATAATCTACTTTTACAAAAATTTTATTTTCATCTCCATCCTCACTAAGAGTATTTACTTCTCTTATAATAATATAAGGTAACCAATTAGTCACGGTTTTTCTTACTTCTTCCTCAACTTTTGCAGGTAAATCATCATCAACTGGCTCAAAACATAAATCTCTTAATCTACTACCAAAAGTTGGTTGTCCAACTCTTTCACCAGGGTAGGTTAAGAATAAATTACGTAAATTATGAGCCGCTTGCTCAAGTGATGTTTTGGTTAATTTAAAATCACTCGTGTTATCTCTACGTAAAGGAAAAGATAGTCCTATGAAGGTATCGGGATTTAAATCTTTTTCTTGTGCACCTGGCATCATTTACCTTTCTTATTGATAGCTTTCATTAAGTCACTATAGTCTCTTGTTAAAGCATTAGTTACGGATTCTGGCACTTGCTCGGATGATACACCGGCCTTTTTAAAGGAATCTACAGCGACCATATCGCGTTTAACGTCCTCAGTTTTACCATAACCTAAAAGTTCGGTCATACGTTTGGTATCAAAGGCTCCACCACCTAATGTTGGATATTCATCAGTCGATTTATTTGAAAGTGCAACCGTCTCATTCAAAACTTTATTTAAAGCCTCATTATCGGTGTACTTTTTAGTTGGTGTGGATTGTTTAGGTGTTTCAACCTCAGTTAAGATGTTTTCTAACTTTGGTGAGGTCTCTTCTTTTATAAATATCTTTTTGACTTCTTTTTGTACCTCTCGTTTGACCACTTCTCGTATTATTTTTACAAGGTCTTTTTTAGTCATAATAACTCCTATTTTTTTATGATGCTAAAATATCTTTGTTTAAGAATTTTTGTTTTGAGATAGTTTCTACTAACCTTTTTATTTTTGGAACTAAAGTTATAGATTTTGCAGCAATAGCTCCAGCACTACCAAGAACAAGTAATTGTTGAATGTCACTTAAAAGAGTTGTCACGTCTGCTTGAAACTGTAATAAAACATCACCCCTTACTGTTGGTTTCATTGGTAAAGTCGGATTACCCATTTTTATCGTTTGTCCCGATTTAGAATTTATATTTACACTATCTCCACTAATAAATATATTGTCAGATTTTATTATGATATTTTTTCCTCGGCGTTCTTGTCCATCAAAATTTATACCACGACCATCCGATGTCATCGTGATTGAGCTATCATCCGTATCTATATTTTCTTTTGTAAAATCCCCATCAGTTTCATCTACATTTGTTCTAATTCTGATTGTTGGTGAGTTGTTTTCACCATCGAAATGAATAGACTGACCAAATCTACCTTCAAATAAAACAGACCCTTCATTAATTTGAATTTGTTTTACTTTTTTTCTTTCAAAGTTTGCACCATATTTAGTATTCGATACATATTCAGTGCTTACGCCTGGTATGGAGTTTTCATTAACTGAACCTTTACGATTTATAATACTTGTATAATAATGTTGTCCGTTATATTCCACAACGACCACGTGTTCACCAACTAAAGGTACAGTTGTTATATGTGGTATTAAAGGTTTTACAATACCACCAAGTATCTCTTGACCAGGGTTATTGATAAAAGAACCGAAAACACTACCTCTGTTTAATGATTCATTAAGTACAACTTCTGTGACTTCAAACGCTTCAGACTCATGAAAATCGTATTGGGATGCGTTAATAATTTTTTTTACATATGAGCTTATTTCAATGGGTTTAGCGAGTCGACCTAAAGGAATTGATGTAGTAGTATCGACTGTTTTTTTTACGCGATAAGCCATTAATTAACCTTAGATTGAATTTTATTATGTATTTTATCCGATTCAGCTTGTATATCTTTTATCGTATCTTCCATACCTGATAATAGTTGTTCTTTCTCAGCTTCAGTCAAACCATACTCGTCCTCCGCTCCTACCTTACCCTCAGCTGATATTAATCGTTGTACTATAGCAGCCATCTTAACAAGCTGGTCATCATTCTTGACATTGATTTCTAAGTATTCTTTTATCATCGGGACTAGTTGCACTGCCGTATCACCATCCTTGATAAATGTCACTAACTCTTTTGTTAAAACGTCAAGTTGTTTTCTATTGTATTCTGTGTTTTCGTAAATATCTTTGAATAACGATGATAATGATTTTCCATCAAAGATTTCATAATCGATAGCCATAATTCACCTAAATGTTTTTATCTAATTATAAATATACCTTAACTTAAAAACTTTATATATAAATATATATTAGAATTTATTATTAGTTTTTAAGATAGTTATATTTGAGGGTTACTCGGTTTTTCTTAATCGAGAACCCTTTTTTTTTCTTAACTAACGGGAGAAAACCAAATGAAGGAAATCGTAACACAAATCAAAGGATGGATTGATGACTTAGGTCACTTATTGTTGTCCTTTGTAGCTATAGGTGCCGTATCAGAAGTATTATTCGGAAACGGTATTTTTGGCGTTAATGTTATAGGTAACCTCACATCCATCATTAATAAGTTCGGCGAGTCGGGTTTCGCTGGACTTGTCGCCTTATTGGTGTTGGTGGGTTTATTTCGCAAGTAGGACGAAATAGCTTTACATTCCTACATTAAATGTAGAGCAAAAAAAAGGGAAGTTTAAACGCTTCCCTTTTTTGTTTATACCATAAATACAACATGGTCGTTGCTTAATAGTGGAGCTGACAGGAGTCGAACCTGCGACCTCTTCCGTGCAAGGGAAGCGTTCTCCCAACTGAACTACAGCCCCA